ATTGAGCGTAAGTGGAAACATCACCGGCGGTAATTTATTAAACAATGGATTAATTTCTTCAACTGGCAACAGTACAGCAGCCAACTACTTGACTGGTGGATTGATCTCTGCCGCAGGTGCAATTACTGGTGGAACAATCACAGGATCAACCTTAAGTTCAACTGGTAATGTGAACACAGTGGGTATTGTGGGCACTGGTAACATATCAACAACTGGTAATATCACTGGTGGTAATTTGTTAGCAGCTGGCCTGAGTTTAAGTTCAAATGTGTTAAGTGCATTGAATTCAACTAGCAACATTACAACCACAGCTAACGTTTCAGCAGCCACTTATATTGGTACCGCAGTAAGCGTATCTGGTGCAATTACTGGTGGCACAATAACAGGATCAACCCTAAGTTCTACGGGCAATGTGAACACAGTGGGTATTGTGGGCACTGGTAACATCTCAACTACTGGCAATATTTCAGGTGGCAATTTGTTAGGTACTGCTGTAAGCGTATCTGGTGCAATTACTGGTGGAACAATCACTGGGTCAACATTAAGTTCAACTGGTAATGTAAACACTGTGGGTATTGTGGGTACTGGTAACATCTCAACCACTGGTAATATTTCAGGTGGTAATATACTTGCTGCTGGGCTAAGCCTAAGTTCAAATGTGTTGAGTGCATTAAATTCAACTAGTGCTATTACCACAACTGCAAACATCTCAGCCGGCAACTTTATTGTCACTGGCATTGTTGTTGATAACACTGGTAATTTGGACCTGCAAACAACTGCCACAAATGGCAATATTACTCTTACAACCAATGGAACTGGTAATGTTTACTCGGGTGCAAATGTATTGGTAACTGGATTGTTAAGTGCAAGCGGCAATGTAACTGGTTCAAACCTGTTGACCGGTGGAGCAGTAAGTGCAACAGGAAATGTAACCGGCGGCAATGTTATTTCTAACACTGTGATTGGCACAGCACTTACTTTGCGATCAACTGGTGCATTGAACTTGTCGTCAACTGGTAACATCGTACTTGCATCTAATGTGCAGATCAACAATGTGGGCTATCCGGCACAAGACGCTGACGCAGCCACCAAACTGTATGTTGACAATTTAGTAACAACTGGGTTTGCTTTCCATTCACCAGTTACTGCTGCTACTGTGTCTAATTTGGCCACAGCCACAGGTGGTATAATTACATATACACAACCCAATGGTGCAGCCAATGGCGTTGGTGCTGTGCTGTCTACCACTGGTTCGTTTAACTTAATTGACACGGCCAATATTCAAACTATTGGCACTCGGGTGCTGATTAAAAATGAAGGCAATGGAGTATACAATGGTGTGTATACATGGGCCAATGCCACAGCCATTGTTCGATCAACAGATGCTGACGAATACGGATCAGACAGCACATCGGCATTGAGTATTAATGACTACTTCTTTGTGCAAAGTGGTAATGTAAATGCTGGGTCAGCGTATATTGTTAGTGCGCCAGCTGGCACAATTACATTTGGCACTTCAAATATTCAATTCAGCCAATTCAGCAGCTCACAAGTTTATAGTGCTGGAACTGGACTAACATTAACTGGCACTACATTTAGTGTAAATGCAAGTCAAACACAAATTACTTCAGTTGGTACATTAGGCTCATTGTCAGTAACAGCCAACACAGTAGCTGGCAACTTGCTTACAGGTGGATTGATTTCTGCTACCGGTAACGTGAATGTGGGTAATTTGATTAATGCAGGTCTTACTAGTGTTGTTGGTAATGTGATTGGTGGCAATATCACAACTGCTGGTCAGCTGGTAAGTTCAATTGCCCCGGGCACAGCACCTTTGGTTATTACCAGCACAACACTGGTACCAAACTTGTATGTTGCTCGAGCCAATGTAAGCGATTATGATGTTGTCACAACAGCAACCACTGGTACTTACTATCCACAACTGGTAAACGCAGTAACAGGCAACGTTCAAGCCTATGCTAACAGCAACATGTCGTTTAATGCTGCTACTGGTGTTCTAACTGCTTCTGGGTATACTACAGCTGGCACAGTGACAGCAGCCACAGTTAACGCAGCCGCAATTGGTAACTCAGGTGCAGCATTTACTGGTGCAAGTATTAGTGCCGCCACAATTGGTAATGCCAGTGCTGTAGTCAACGGTGCTACTGTTTCTATTACTGGTACTGTGACTGCTGCCACAGTTAACGCAGCCGCAATTGGTAACTCAGGTGCAGCATTTACTGGTGCAAGTATTAGTGCCGCCACAATTGGAAACGCCAGTGCAGTACACAACGGTGCCACAGTTTCAATTACTGGTACTGTGACTGCTGCCACAGTTAACGCAGCCGCAATTGGTAACTCAGGTGCAGCATTTACTGGTGCAAGTATTAGTGCCGCCACAATTGGTAATGCCAGTGCAGTACACAACGGTGCCACAGTTTCAATTACTGGTACTGTGACTGCTGCCACAGTTAACGCAGCCGCAATTGGTAACTCAGGTGCCACCCTAACAGGCACACTGCAAACTGCTGCACAAACTAATATCACTTCAGTTGGCACACTAACTGGAGGTACTTGGAACGCAACCAGTATCAGCACCACATACACTGATGCCAAAGTAACGTCAGTTGCCGGCAGAACTGGTGCAGTTACACTGGCACAAGCAGATATTTCAGGTCTAACAACTGGCAGCACTCCAACATTTACTGGCCTGACAGTAGCCACTGGTAGTATTACTGGCGGCAACATTGTAAACGGTAACGGTAACGGTATTGGTAATATTGGTAGCTCAACTGTGTATTTCAACACAGTATTTGCCAAAGCCACATCAGCACAATACGCTGACTTGGCAGAAAGCTATGCAGCCGATGCTGACTATACTCCGGGTACTGTGATGACATTTGGTGGCAACCAAGAAGTCACACTTGCAACTGAGTCTAACGATGTTCGGGTGGCTGGTGTTGTGTCTACCAATCCAGCACACGTGATGAATGCAGGATTAAATGCCAAGCACGTGGCTGTATTGGCGTTAACTGGTCGAGTACCAACAAGTGTAATAGGTACAGTGCGCAAAGGAGACATGATGGTATCAGCTGGTAATGGCGCTGCTTGGGCATGTGCCACACCTAGTATGGGTACTGTGATTGGCAAAGCCCTTGAAAACTTTGACGGCGAGTCTGGTGTGATTGAGATTGTGGTTGGTAGACTATAAACTGGCTAACTCTGTGCGTTCTACAGAAACTAGTTTTTGCTGAACAGCATCAATATTCACAGTGTTCCACAATCCAGGATGCATGGGCTTGGGCCATACACCAGCTTGAATCCATGCATGCCCAATATGTTCGTCATTGAGCACTGGCACAAACTCACAATCTAACACACAAACCCAAGTGTGATATTCAAACACACCATCTGCTGATGTGAATTTTTCTAACGGCACAAGTCTGTGATATTCTGGAAAATGTCCTAGCTCTTCGATACATTCTCTTTCCATACCGCCCAACAATGTTTCGCCGGATTCAACTTTGCCTCCAGGCAATCCCCACGTTTCTGGATGTTTTGTATCGTTGCGTAAGAGATACAGGTAACGGCCTGTATTCCGAGATAAAAACCAAACGCCTACAGCCTTTACAGTACTAAACTCCAGGCTCCGGGTGGGTAGACTCCTTGATAGCTTTTTATCCATTGTGTGCCAGTCCATTCATATTGTGTACCAGTAGTTATGTTTGTAACATACTGAGTGGCAGTTTCATCGGCACTCACAAACACCACACGCCAGCGTGTGCCGTTCCATTCGATAATGTCATTAGCCGAGGCAACCAATGGCTGCCCACCTGTGCCATCCCAGGCATTAGGGTTGTCCACATTGTTATAGCTACCAGTATCTTCAGTCAACAGGTATCTAACACCTGTTACAGGTGTGGGCAAGCCAGTGCCCGGACCGCTTGAGAGCGGATTGATAATAGCATCGATGGGAGCCAGGGTGTTTTGTGGTGCAGTGTCTGGATCGGGCGTAAAAATTACCAATCTATCGTCGTCAGGATTGATCACAATAGTACCAACAATTGGGTTGGCAGTGTCAGGCGCCGCAATAGGTGGACGATTCAATCTAATTTGACTGATACCCGGGCGCAACACACCATAAGCTGAAATCACAGCAGGCCACAGCAGTGGTGAGTCTGCCACAATAGCAGTGGGATCTAGATCTTCATACCCGCCATTGGGCACAATTGTGGGGTTGTATAACACTTGAATTTGATTGTCAATCACAACCAATTTATAATTCCAAGGTGTAAACATTTGTCGTGTGCCCAGCAACAGGTCGTTGTTGGTGATAGCATCAATGGCATCACCTTGTGCATCAAAAATACCAGCAATGATACGTTCCACTACACCCAGTTTCTTGATCTTAGCCGGTGATGATATCCATATGGGCATGGAGAATTTGATACTGGCAATGTCAATGGGGTTTTCTGCACCTTGTGGAATGGTCCTCGAACTCCAGCTTAACTGATCCAAATACATCACACTCAAACTTGACCAGTCAATGTAGTTGTCAGTGCTTTGCAGTTCTAATGAAGGATTGAATAGTGTTAAAATTTGTTCAAGCAGTTGCAGTTTTTGATTGGTGTTTGATGTCCAAATGTCCAGCGTAATACTCAGCTTGTATGGCACCGGCATCAGTCGTTCAATTGTAAATGCATTGCCTTGTGTGGTTTCGTATGTTTCAGTAGCTGAATCATAGGTACGTTGGCGCACACTGAATCTATCCACAAATGTAGGATCTTGTATTCTTGGTCTATCGTATTCAAGATTGTTGATGTAAAAGGTCATCAATGGAGTTGATGGCAAGGCACTGGCAGAGTTTTCTTGAATGATGGTTTGTGCATTGCGACTGGAATCACCATACCGCACAGGCACACGCAACAGGGTGGCTTTGTTTACACCATCAGTTTCGTTGCCATACTCAATTTGGAACCCTGAAAAGATTCTGGTAAATTGCAGCAGGAACCTGCGTATTTGTGCGTCATAAAAAAATTGTTGCATGTTTATCTTGAAAAAGGTGGCGGTGGGTTAGGTGGCAAAAAGCCGCCTTGGTCACCGTTGTCTGCTCGGGGTTTGAGAGCCTGACTCAAACTCTGACGCTGTGGTATAGCACCCAAGTCAGTGGTATTGGTAGTGTATGTATTGTTCACAAAGCCTGAGCGTTGAGTTTGATTGATTGGACCATTGTCCAAATTGGTACGTACTTTTTCTTCAATCTTGATCCACATACGACCATTGTAGCGGAACAATCTGTTGGGTTTGTAATCCAACCGCAAGCAGTAGTCTCCAGCCACTGGGTTTGGAGGAAAACTCACACCTGGCGTGACAGGCAGTCCATTGGGTGCTTTGCCATCACCAGTGAGATAGCCCGCTGTGTAGCCATCTGCTCGTGGAGTAACATTCATGCCGCCTTGTGTGCCATCCACTGTGGTGCCACCCATGGTATACAAACTGGTTGGGTTGGCAGGCTGTCCATCTTCTGTTGTGGCCACAACATAGAACTTTTCAACGTCATATCCGCTGAGTGGAACTTCTACATTGGCCTGCGCAAGAATGTCGTCATTAATCTGTTGATCTTTGGGTCTAGTACTCTGCATGTCAGAGATTGTAGGCGGAGTATATGGAGCCCAGTATGTTGTGTCTGTAATGTCTGTGCCAGCAGGAACATTTCTAATGGCTCGGTAATACACATCACCGTAGTTTACAATGCTGCCACCAGGATAAAAATCACCTGGATCCCAAATGTATTCAGCCACAAACGGTTTGTCCAATATGTTGTTGTATTCTTGTGCATTGGTCAGTGGTGTGGCTTTCACTCGCCACAAGTGCGGCAACCAAGTTTGGCTAAAGCCTTCTGAAGCAAAGTTGGCATCTTGTATCACATAGTATCTAGGCAGGGCTAGTGGCAAGGCAGCGTTTAGGGGATTGTAATCTTTCAAGTTTGGCACTTCAATCACATCACCGTTCATGAGTTTGCGACCAAATGTGTCAATCATATCGTTG